TTATCATGATGGCTCTCATTCAAGAATAGCTGATGTTGGAACTGGAAACTTAAAACTACAAGGAAATGATTTAACTTTAAATAATGCTGATGACTCTGCAACTTATTTAGGTGCAGTTAATGGTGGAGCAGTGACTCTTTATCACAACAATACTGCAAAAGTTTCAACTGCATCTGATGGTATTTCAGTATCAGGTAATGTTTCCGCCCAAGCATTACGAATGGACGACTCCAAAAAGATACAACTCGGTAATTCTTATGATTTAGAATTATATCATGATGGTTCTAATAGTATAATTTCCGATACTGGAACTGGTGGTTTGCAATTAAGGGGTAGTGGGGTCAATTTAGTGAAAGCTGATGGTTCAGCCTCTATGCTAAATGCAACTGATGGTGGGTCAGTAGAACTTTATCATAATGGAACTAAAATGGTCGAAACAACTGCTAATGGAGTAAAAATAACAGATGACAAAATTCTAGAAATAGCCTCTGGTGGAAACTGGTCAGGTGAACTAGATGGAAAAATTGAAAATAATTCTAACTCATTCTACTATCAATCTGCTAGTAGTCAGTATTGGCGAAATATATCTGGTACGAATACTATGTCATTAGACACCAGTGGAAATTTACAGACAACTGGGAACATAACCGCCTATTCTGATTCTCGACTTAAAGAAGATGTTAAAACAATAGATAATGCTTTAGATAAAGTTTCAAAATTAAGAGGTGTTGAATACACACGAAAAGAAACTCAAGAGAGAGAGATTGGTGTTATCGCCCAAGAGGTAAAAGAAATCGTACCTGAGTTAGTTTCAATTCAAGCAGAACAAGACTCAATAAATAAAGACGGATTAAAAGATGTTCACCTTATGAAATATCAAAATACAGTTGGTTTACTTATTGAGGCAATCAAAGAATTAAAATCAGAAATTGAAGAACTAAAAAAGGATAAGTAGATTATGACGATTGTATCATCAGGTGCTATTTCCTTTAATTCACTTGTAGGTGAATATGGTTCAACTGGTAGTGCAAGGGCATTAACACACTATTATAGAGGCGGTCAAAGTGGATTAGTTTTAAACCATTCTAATAATTCAAGTATTCCAACATCAGGCACGATAGCATTATCAAATTTTTATGGTCAAAGTAATACTACACCTAATGACCTAAATGTTGTAGGTACTTGTGGTGTTTATGTTGTATCTGGCGGAAAATATAGCGACACATATCAAGGAATAAACAGTACAACCGATATGAGTGGTGTGACTATGGGTAGTTGGAGTGATAACAGTTTTACAAATCCAGCAGGTACTTCAACATTTACTATAACTATGGCAATAAGTTATACCTCGACACTAGGTTCTGCCACCTCTTATCTTGGAATATCTGGCAATCAAGGTGGGGGTTCACTTCAAAGTGTTATCGGACATACACAACTTAGGATTGGTGGAACAACATATATAACAGATAATGGTAATGCAGGTGCGTATGTATCTAGTCATAATCACACCAGATATTCAATTGCCCAAACAAATACAATGCCGACAAGTGGTTCTCACACATTCAATTGGGCTTAAAATATGATTTTAGAATATGAAAAAAAACAATCTATCACAGTAGAAAATGGGTGTGAACACATAGTAGATGGTGTTATCCGTTTTGATGATTTAATTGAAACAAAATATAAACCAACTAATTTTTCTGCTGAAACTAAATATTATTATCTTAGAGATAATCATGTTGATTGGGATAAAATGCAACAAGCCCAAGAACAAAAGATACACAAAGAATGGTTAGAAGAACTTGGGTATGACACTAGCAAATATATTGTTGATTTTATAACCCATGAAATCATAAACCAAGAAGAATTGAATTATAAGAAAATGGTAGGTGGAATTAATGATTTCCATGAGGATATAGAATCAACAGAAAGTGGAACAATCTAATATGACAATGAAATATGAATTTGTTTGCAAAGACCCAAAATGGTTTTTAAATGTTGATGATGAATTTCAAACAACGATTGTATCTGGCGATATAGGTAAAGTTATAGAACGAGATTCTATGAGTGATGTAATGAAACCAGAAAGTGTTTCCTATGATAGTGAAAGTGATAAAGTTTTTGGTAGGACAAATAGACTTAGTTTAGTTAAAGGTAAGATGAAAGCTACAACCTCTTGGAGTGATGAGGATAATATAACTGAAACAGATATTGAAAGAATGTTGGCTTTAAATGAAAATGATAAAGTCAAAGAGGGGGATTTTACTGAAAGTACATCTACCGAGTCTGTTGCTAATAATGAATATGTTTTTACATATAAATTTGGTTCAGATTATAATGTCATTAGCCCTAACTCAAATAGATATTTATTAGCCACAAATAATAGAATAGAGGCTCTTGAAGATGATACTAGATTATTTTGTCTTAGGTCAAAAACTGATGATTACGAAATGGATATTCTTGATATTTCCCCTAGTGAAACAAAAACTATAAGCAATGATTATAATTCAAATACGATAAAGTATATTTATTTTAGTCAAGACTGCAAAGTAGGTGAAACTGAAATAGACCAATATTCTTGTAGAAAATTTACAAGTGAATCTATTGAAATAGAAAATACATCAGACAATGTTTTAAGAATTTTTTTAATATCGAGGTAATAATATGTGGAATTTAAGAAAAATAACAAAATCAATAAATGACATTATAGGGATTTACAGTCTTAATGAGGAACAAATGGAAGAAGATAAACTCGGTATTCCAGTCACCACATTATATAGAGAAATGCAATTCCCATTTGGTTTTCAAATGATGGGTACAGTAGCAAGAACAGATTTTGGTAGAGATGTTGTGTGGGGTAGAAAACACAACGATAGAGAATATGTTGAAAAAACAGTTTTACCTAAATTAACAGACTTGGATTATTTAAAATCTTTACCTAAGAATACAGTAGGTTCAAATTACTTTGAGTTTATTAGTTTTCATGGACTAGACGCATTATACAGTCAAAGATTTAAGGATAGTGAGGTTAGACCAATTAAAGGGTTTATGGGTGTACAAGATAATATAAGAACAAACTTATCTCGTCATGTTGTAATTACCCATGATGTTTTACACACACTTTTTAAATATAATACTCATGCTCTAGGTGAGTCATTAATTCAAGAGGTGACTGGGGAACTTTTAAATTATAAACCATCTAAAATAATTGGTTTTTTTGTTATGTTAGCGGTAGCAAAACGAGTTAAAGATTATAAAAGCACTTGGGCAGTTTATAAAGAATGTAAAGAAAATCTAAAAAAAGTTAATAAAGAAATTGCTTTATATAGTCCATTAGAATTTCTTGAAAGTGATATAAATGAAATTAGAAAAAAATTTGGTATTAGTAAAGTACCTTTATATGATGCATTTGAGAAAAGATACCACAATCACTTAACCCCACAATCTTGTGTTAACATTGAAAAATGGGATAGATACAATGCGTGGGAACACATGGCAAGAGAAGAAAGTAGCAGTAATACCAAAACTATATGAAATGGAACTTTCCACTACTTAGGAAATTAAAACAATTTTATTCTAAGTACGGACTGGTAAAAACGATATTTTTTGTAATATTCGTTTTTCTAGGAACAAAATTAATCATCATTAATGCTTTTATCTACACTGCTAATTCATTATTTGGTTTTGGTTGGGAGTACGCACCCATTCTACAACTAATTAATTTAGAGGGTATATCAATAGTACCTGCATTATATATAGGTTATTAAAATGGCTAAAAAAAATAAAAGATGGCATATATTCATTTTTTTAACTCTTGTTATAAAAATGTTTGTATATGTTTTGAGGACTAGATATGGCAAAAACTTACGATAAAACATACGATCCTTTTACTGGGATTACCACCACACATAAGGGTGATGAGATAAATAAAAATCTAGAACAACACTGGTCTCAAGATGTAGAACCTATATTAAAATCAAATAAAATTAAACGAAACAACTTTGATGGATATAATGCAGACAAATCAGTTAAGTCTGTCGCTGAAATTCCAATGGTTGTTTTATACCAATGGATGACAGAAGATAATGTATTTTTATTTTCAATGTCACCTCAAGAACAACACATATATTTAAGAAAAAAACTAAATGATCCCCAATGGGCGCATTTAAGAACATCAGAAGGAACTTATTAAATGGCATTAAATAACTATGCAAACTTAAAATCAAGTATAGCAAACTGGCTAGGAAGATCAGATTTAACAAATGAATTATCTGATTTTATATCTTTAGCAGAACAAGATTACAATTCTAAACTTGCTCAGTTTGGTTATAACAAAATGATAAACTTGGAAACAATTTCTGTTGATGCAGAAAGTGAAACACTGCCTACTGGATTTTTGGGGGTAAACTCAATATATGTTGATCGTTCTCCTAAAGTAGCTTTGCAGTATGTCACACCATCACAAGCATTTGATATGTATGGTTCATCATTAACTGGGATGCCAAAGGTATATACTATTATAAATGATAAGATCCATTTTTATCCAATTGCCGACAGTACATACAGTGTTAAAATGTATTATTATAAACAATTTACCGCACTGCAAAATGACAGTGATACAAATGATATTCTAACATACCATCCAGACATCTATCTTTTTGGCTCTTTATATTTTGCACACACTTTTATTAGGGGGATAGATCAAAGCATCGTTAAGGAATGGTTTAATTTCTATACAAATGGGATTGAAAGAGTAGTAAATGTTAATCTTGCCAATAAATATAATCAAGACTCCCCTCTTATTATGCGTGGCACAGTTTCAAATGAGTAGATATGGCTTACAAAGATTTTAAAGATTTTTTACCCGATGCACCAGAATTTAGAAATGAGGGATTAACAGATGCAAAAAATGTAGTTCCTAGTTTTAAATCTTACAGACCTATGAAAAATATATCTGCGGTGAGTACAAATGCACTAACAAAAAGATGTCAAGGGTTTGCATCCTTCCGTTCAAGTGCGGGGAATATAACATCATTCGCGGGTGATGAAACAAAACTATATAAATATCTTGCAAATGCTTTTACCGATGTATCTGGTGGAACAACATTCGCAACTGGTTCTGAGAATGATTGGCAGTTTACACAATTTGGAAACTATGTTGTCGCAAGTAATGGAACAAATACCCCTCAAGTATGGGAGTTAGATAATGCTACTGCATTTGCAAATTTAGGTGGCTCACCGCCTACATTTTGGCATAGTGCAGTTGTTAGAAATTTCTTAATCACTGGTTGGCAACCCAGTAATAGGAATAGAATACAATGGTCAGCAATTGGAGATCATACTGGATGGACTGCGGGTACTGACCAGTCTGACTTTGAAACAATTTATGACACTGCTGAAATCACTGGGATAGTTGGTGGAGAGTTTGGTATTATATTTGGTTTAAAAAAGATATTCCAATTAAACTTTGTTGGTGGTTCTTCAATATTCCAAATAAGAACAATCGAACAAGAAAGAGGATGTATTGCTCATGGCTCAATATGTACTGTTGGAAACACCACATACTTTTTAAGTCAAGATGGATTTGCCTCTACCGATGGAGAAACAACAAAACTAATTGGTGAAAATAGAATTGATGATTTCTTTGACGACAATTTAGATCAATCAAATATATTGAGAATTACATCTGGGCATGATCCATTAAATAAATTAATTTTTTGGTCTTATCCTAGTACGAATAGTACCAATGGAAATCCAGATAGAATACTTTGTTATAATTATTCTGCTGATAGATGGTCTTATATAGACTTAGCAACTCAATTTGTAGGAAGTGCATTTACTACTGGCACAACTCTAGAATTACTAGATAATATTTCTACCAATGTAGATACTGGTTTTACGGATTCATTTGATAGTAGGATATGGCAAGGTGGTACTCTATTCTTCTCTGCTTTTAATAGCAGTAATTATTTTGCAACCTTTAGTGGCAACACATTAGAGGCACAAATAAGTGTAGGCGAACAAGAATATGCCGATGGTAAAAGAACATTTGTATCTTCAATAAATCCAGTAGTTGATGTTCAACCAGTAGTTAAAAGTGGCACAATATCCATTTCAAGTAATACAATTAATGGTGTTGGAACTGCATTTACAACGGAGATTAGTGTGGGCGATGTAATTAGAGTTGCCGATGTATCTAGTCAGTTTAATAATTCAAAGTTTATTGTCGCTACAATCGTTTCAGATACTTTATTAAGTATTGTAGTCGCACCTGATACCGCAATTAATGGTGTCACTTATACAAGTTATAAACCTACTCAAATAAATTTAGTTTCTAGAGAAAGGGCGGGTGGAACAACTACACAAACTGGATTTTCTGCATGTAATGACAATGGAGTTGCTACTTTCAGACAATCTGGGAAATACCATAGGATAGAAGTAAAGATACCCGCAAATGCAGTTTGGAATGATGCTATGGGTCTTGAGATTGAGGCAACTGTTGATGGGGTTCAATAATGGCTAATAACATATCTCTATCAGAGGACAGTAAAGTCAGTTTACCTGCTAAAAATTTAATAACCATAATTGGTGGAATTTTAGTCGGTGCGTGGTTTGGCTTTGGAGTTATGGAAAGGTTAAACATTATTGAAACTGAAATACAATTAATGCAAAAAGACTTAGCAAAATCTAATGAGTTTATTGAAAATGTACCAAAAGGTGAATTAGTTGCACCGCAGATTCAAGAATTATTTTTCCTTGTTGAATATACTGCAAAAGACCTCGAAAAAATAAAATTATTAATTGAAGAAGAACTACCAAACATAAAGAAGAACGATATGACAATACAATTCCATGAAGAAAGAATTATAGACATTGAGCAAAAGCAGAATGGAACTTACCAATGATAGAAATGGTTTTTGCAATACTAATGATACAAAATGGCTCAGTCATAGAATATGTGCCACAGAAATCTCTTGCCTCTTGTCTTTCAGAAAAGCGACATATTACTCGTAATATAGGTGAGGAACAACAAGGAATATACATGGAGTGCAGGGAAATTTCTGCTGAAATTTATGAAGATTGTGTTGCTGACTCTTGCAGAACAAAAATCAAAAGGATAGTTGAGTGATTGAAAAAGTAATTACATTGATTGTTGGAATTATGATTGCCCTAGCAGGGTGGACTTTATCAAGAACTTTTGAACTATCAACAACCCAAGCGGTACATGAAGATAAAGTTGATAAATTAGAAAGACAAGTAGAAAAACTTAAAGACCAAATGGATAATATGATGAATATGGATGAAGAAATTATGCAACAACATGAAGATTTATTTAGACAATTATCTAATACAGAAAATTCAGGGAGTTATTCCTACTAATGAACCTAGCAGAAAAAGTAATAGGTATATGTTTGGTAGGACTAATGGCATTAATAAGTTGGAATTTAATTTCAACTATAAACATTCAGCAGGAATTGTTAAAGCTACAACACGAACAAGCACACCTGCACGAAAATATTGATAAACAGTTTAAGATAATCAAGAACAAACTGGTTAAAAAGAAAAACAAATGATTTATAGGTGGAAAGGTTTTAGGTTTCCACCACATGACCATAAAGTTGATGTGGTAATTGTTATACTTATAACTTTATTTTTATGTATTAGTTGTGGTTCAACTGCAAAACCACACCAAACAAAGATAGGCTATGAACATAGTACCAAAGATTCAAAGAATGATACTGAAACATCTGGCTATTACATAGAACAAATTTTTAAGTGGGAAGAAGAATGATATGGCTATTGAGTATATAAGAAGAACACCAACTACTAATCAAGAATATTATAATAAACAATTAGAACAAGCGGTAAATGAATTAGTTAATAGGGTAAACATTAATTATAAAAAACTAACGACATCTACATATACATTAAGAGTTGATGATCTAATGGTGGATGTAAATGTTTCTCAGGCGACAACATTAACTCTACCTACAAATTCACCTATTGGAACAAACTACATTATAAAAGATACAAGTGGTAATGCCTCTACTAACAACATCACAGTATCATCTGGTGCAGGAGATACAATTGATGGCTCTGCAAACAACACAATAAGTACCAATTATGGATTATTAAAAATAATTTATAATGGAACAAATAAATGGCTAATAATATAGATATTGTAAAAATACCATCAGACAGAATAGATAGTGTTTATCCAATGGTAAAAAAAGAAATATCAGACTCTCTAAAAAAAGCAGAAAATGGATATGGGGAAGAAGATGTTTTAAGTGATTTAAAAGAAGATTTATTAAGTCTATGGATTGTCTGGGATATAGACAAAAAGAAACACTTAGGTTTAATTATAGCTGAAATAAGTAAAAGACCACAATTTAAAGTTTTTTCAATCTTTATGGTTCTAGGTAAAGATCGGGAAAAGTGGCAATTCAAAGCACAAAAGGTTTTAGAAGATTTTGCAATCTATAACGATTGTTATAAATGTTTTCATCCCGCGAGAAAAGGATGGTCTAAAATCTTTAAACAACATGGGTACAAAGAGACTCATGTATTACTAGAAAAAACATTAAATAAACAACAAGAGAGATAAATTATGGGATTTTCATTAGGCGGTAGCAGAGAAAAAGCAAAAACAACAGAATCGGGAACAAGTGAATACAATCCGTATGCACCCACGAAACCATCAATAGATAGATTAATTACAGATATGAATAGTTGGTATGACAATCCCAACAATATGAAATTTATGGGTGGTTATGACCCTAATAATTTCATTACTGATTATTCAGATGCTCAAAAAGGATATATAGAAAAGGGAAAAGGCAATATAGACAACTTAGATCCTAATAAATTTATTACAAGCGATGCTCTGCTTAATTCATATATGGCGGGTAATCCTATGAACACTGGGGCAAAAGCGCTAGAACTTCTTGCGGGTGGAACTACTGGTACATACCTAGATCAACTTAATAATCGGGGTGCAAACGCATTTAATATGATGAATGTGCCTACCGATCAATATTTAAAAGATACTGCAAAATCCATGACTGACATGTCATACAATTCAGCTATGTCAAAAATGGCAAAACAAGGAAGGTATGATCCAAACAGTGCATCTTTCTCAAATGAATTTGCAAATACTTTATCAGAAAATCTTAATCCAATAATGCAACAATTTTACTCTGATGAAAGGGGTAGAGAATTTAAAGGTGCATCTGATGAAATTGTAAACAGATATAATGCGGGAACAATGATTGCCGACAATATGTATAAAGCGGGAACTGGAATGTCTGATGCTGAAATTAATATTGCAAGGGGTATGCCTTCATATCATGGTCAAATTGCGGGTAATTATGATGATGCTATTCAAGGTGCTTTTGGATGGGATCAGAAGTATGGAGATATGACCGATGCCCAAAAACAAATTCAAGTAGCTGAAATGATGTATAATCAGGGAGTGCCATTAGATAAGCTAACTAACTATTACAATACTATTATGGGTATTGCTACTGGTTTCCCAATGATGAATCAACAAGGTACAACTTCAAGTAAAAAAACTGGATTTGGTGGCGGATTTAGTTTTGGTTAGGATATAGATATGAGTACACAAAATTATAGCACTGCAAGTTCGACACTAATGCAACTACAATCTATGGGTTTTGATATGATTAGAGAAACTCCACCTAATGGTATGTATTGGAGTGATAAAGATTTAGATAATAAATTAAAAGAACTTACTTCTAACTCTACTTATACATCCCAAGCGACATCCTACAATAATCCTACTGGGAAAAACTCCGCAGTTCAAAACATTGTAAATCAATTAAATACTACCGATAAAGATAAACTACCACCTATAAAAACGGACTACACTTCTGGTAGCACTCCAAGTGTATCAATGCCTCAAGTCTCTCCCAGACCCTTTTCTCCAATATCTTTAAAAAGTAAAAACATTGATCTCTCTGGATTACTTAACTCACCTCTACTTAACAAAGGACTAATAAAATAATGGTTTTAGAATTTAATAAAAATATCTTTGGAGACAAGGAACAAAGCAACGAAAATTCAAAAAGAAACTTACTTGCTCTACCAAACAATATTTACCTGCAAAACCAACAAAAATTTGCAGAGGCAGAGCCAAGCATAAATACTACTGCGACTCCAAATGTAGCACCAGTAGAAGAACCTAAAAACAAATGGAGTGTTTTTGATATATTTAAAAAGAAACAAAACGAAGGCACAGTCACTTACGAGGCAGTTGAACAATTATATAATCAGTTAAATGATGATGAAAAAGTTTTATTTAGTTTATCACCGAAGGCATTTATAAACAACGCAATCAATACAAGAGCATATTCTGATAAAAACAAGTGGGAAAACTTATCAAAACAAGAACAAAGAGAAATTGCCTATGAAAGATATGTCACCGCTATATCTATGGGGAATGATGATATTGCTAATTCCATTAATCATACTTGGAAATTTAATGAACTTAATGAAAATGAAAAAAGAACAATGGCACTTGCCAGTTATAACAAAGCAATTACATCTGGGAATACAGAGTTAGCAAGATCATTAAACGAAGAATGGAACTTTGTAGATAAGTCTGCGGGTGAGGACATAGCAAACTTAACAGAAATGACTGGTTCGATGATGGATGAAATAGACTTAATGTTAAAAGCAGAAGATCCTAGTGTTGCCATGAGACATCAAATGTTGGCTCAAGCAATTGCAGATAAAATCTATGGTAGTGATCGAGTTGTTATGGAGAACGGAGAGATAGTACAAGTTTCTAGTCAAGATGTTGAGAATATTGGTGATGGTTATAGTTCTGATAGTGGCGGAGTATTACCGCTATGGATGACAGAAGATGGAAAAGCAATGAGAGAGTTTAGTGAGTTTAAACAAATAAATGCAACTGAACTTTTATCTTTCAAGAATGTTGGTGATATGTACAACAAAGAATACTTACAAATTTATGGTGATGCAAAAACCGTTGTTGGAACGGTTCAAGATTACTTTGGTCTTTCAAGTGAATTTACGGATTTTCTTTTCTCTAAAACTGGGTTTAAGGGAGAGAATATTAAAAACTTTAACAACTATGTTAAAAGAATTACTGGTGCGCAAATGTCAGAGAATGAGGTTAAAAGGCTTATACAAGCATATCCAGACGCGGGTTTCCAAGATGGTTTAGGTGGTTTCTTAAAAAAAGATACTCCTCGAATGTTTGAGGCAAAATATGATGTTGTTATGCGAGGATTAATATTGTCTAGAGCAAAAGCACAGTTTTATCATAACCCAGAAATTAGAAAAAAGTTAATAGACGCAGGGATATTAAAAGGGAACGATGAATTATATGATAAAGATAGAAAGGCAATGTATAAGTTAGTTGATGGTAAATATGTTTATCAAACAAATCATGATTTTATGTACGATATTATTGATATAAATAATATGATGGTAGAATACGAAAAAGATAGATCAGATTTTTACATCCAACAAGCAAAAGATAGGAAACCTGAACTTGATTGGGATAATCCAGATAAGGAAATGCAAAGGATTATGGCTCAAGCTAAATGGGATGCTAAAAAAGATGTATATTCACTATTTGAAATGAATATAAGTTCCAATATTAGAGGACAAGACCAAGATATGCCTTTAACCATGCAACAACAATCCATTATTAAAAAATACAATTTACAATAGGAAAAAATATGGGATTACTTAATAGATATAACGAAGTAGAAATGAATCCAAATTATAATGCCAGTACAAATTGGCTTTATAATCCAGAGGGTGAAAATTTTGGTGATAGTGTTTTTAATAACACAATACTAAGTGATTATGGGAAAGCACCATTTAAAGGCACTGTTTCTGGTGGAATGGAAATTGCTAACCTACCCCATTATATTGAATGGCTTGGTAGAGGTGGAGTTAATTTAGGTGGTGGACTACTTGGTTATGGAAAGAATGAAGGAAATAAAGAAAGTGTATTTGGTGATATTGTGGGGTCTGATCCATTTATTCCTAAAGCATTTGAGGTTGGGGATTATTTATCATTAAAACCATCAGATACCAGTGTAAACTTTTTGCCAGACCCAAGTTCACTACAACAAGGATTTGAATGGGGTGCTATGAGTTCAGTTAATCCTGCAAAACCAATTAAGACTTTTACGAGTCCAGTAAAATCTTTTAATCAAATGTCTCCTTATGCAAAAACTTCTGTCTTATGGGGTACTGGTGGTGCGACTGCGGGTGAATTAGTTGATGAACCAATGGGAAAATTAGGATTTGATTTAGGTGCTTTAGTAGGAAACCTAGTACACGATTGGAAGAATTTTCGTAGAGGCAAATTTAAAGCCAACCAAGTTTCAAAGATGTTTGATGATGCTGAATTAGACCGACTTAAAATGGATGATGAATTATTGAAACTACAACAAGAAGTTGCTATGGCTCAAGCTAATGGTGTTCAATTAATGCCAGAACAGATATTCAAAAACTATCCAAATGTTGCAAAGTTATTTAGAGTTTTAAGTTATCTAGATGATGGTTCTCTTAATAAATGGAAGATGGAACAAGGTGAAGGAGTTATCAAAAGAATTGAAGAAATAATAGGTGGCGGAATAAAAAATTTAGATAGTTGGAAGAAATCTCCAATTGATTCTGCTAAAGATTTTCAAAAATGGTTCAATGCTAGAGATAAAAAAGCATTAGATGATTATAGAAACTTTAAATTTGAGGGCGAGGGATGGATTGACGCACCTTTAGATAAAAAACTATTAGATGATATTGATATGGCAATAAAGGGTACAGATGAATATATCAGTAGTAAAGTTATTTTAGATCCCAATAACCTTCAACAAGTGGCGCTTAGTGATTTTATATCTAGGATAAAAAAACTAAAGACATCAAAAAATTTAGATATTTTTGATAATGAATTTAGACAATTAGTTGATGACTTAAAATATATTTCTAAAAATGGTTATGGTGATGGAAAGATCCCTTTAACTGATTGGACTAAATCCACAATTAATAGGATGCTCCAAGAAATTGAAATTTCTGCAAAAAGTAGCAATGGAACTTATAAAATGGCAAAGGAGAGTCTTAAAAAAGATAGAGAGAATTACCTTGATCCACTAGAAAGAGTAGGTCTTTTAAAAGCAATTCAGTCTGGAGATCCACAAGCAGTTTTACCCGCAATTGACAGACTATTCAAAACTGAAAATATAAATAATCTAGATTTCACAACTGCAATTAGATCATTAGAGGATATTGGTGGTCATAGAATGATTGAGGAACTTATAACTGGTCACTTGCAATCAAGAATGACAAATGTTTTAACAAATAAATCAACTGATCTTAATAAGGCAATTAAAATAAGTGATGATGTATCTGGACTTATGGTTCAGAATGAACGATGGGAGTCGGTACTTCTTGAACTATTTAAGGCTCAAGGTGGTAAAGTAGATGAATTTGATGATCTATCTAAAGCATCGGATGGACTTAATGCTTTAATGAGTTGGATAAAAACCACACAATATTTGAATAACCCAAAAGGTGAATCTCTTACCGCAATTGCTAAAAAGACGATAGAAGAATCAGAAGATTTAGGGATGATGCTGAGTGATATTACTAAACCTAGTAGATGGAGTGATAAATTTAGACGAGCATGGGGTGAAAAGAATATTCAGTTATTCATAGATTCTATTAAAAGAAACCCTGATAAGTCTTATGAGTTATTAATTGATTTAGCAAATGCACAGAACAAAAGTAGGTCAATGCTAGTAAAGGATAAGATAATAGAAAGTCTTTATTATGTTCCAAAGAAAATCATTCCGCAATATGGTGCTATGGATTATTACAATGGTCTAACTCAAGAACAACAATTGAAAATAAGTTCTCAACAAAATTTACAAGAATTTTTAACAGAATTTGATGGGTGGTAAAATATGTCAATAACCGCATGGGATAACAACGCAACTAACAATGGAACAAGACTTGCTAGTGGGAACTTCTCCGAAGGACAAGCACCAAGTACACTTAATGATGGTGCAAGGCAAGTCATGGCTAGTATTCGTTCATGGGCGAATGACTTAGAATGGTATGAATATGGAACTGGCGCGAACACTACAAGCTATACTAGAGTTTCGGCAACTTCTATTTCCATCCCTTTAGATGTCACTTCACAATTTCAAATAAATCGTAGAGTAAAAATTGTTGATGGTACTGGCGCTACTGTTTATGGCAGAGTTTCTTCTGCATCATATTCATCGCCAAATACAACAGTTGGTTTTGAATTTGACAGTGGTTCGCTTGGCTCTGGAAATCCAACAAGTGTAAAATATGGAATTATTGCACCGAACAATACATCAGTTCCATCACTAACACCAGTAGCATCAATTGTGACTTATGGTGGATCAACTGCTCCGAGTGGGTGGTTAATTTGCGATGGATCAACAAAATCTAAAACTGATTACTCTCAACTATTTGCGGTATTAGGAAATACTTTTGGAACTGCCACTGCTACCAATTTTTATTTACCTGATCTACAAGCTAAATTTCCACTAGGTAAATCTGGTTCTTATGCTTTAGGTACAACTGGTGGTGCATTTGCTCAGACTCCGACTGGTTCTGTATCTTCAAGTTTCACTGGAAATCCATTTACACCACTTGGTAATGTTAGTATCTCAGGAACAGTTGCAGGACATCAATTATCGGTTAGTGAAATGCCATCACATAACCATTCAATGACTTTATATCTTGGTGGATATGGTACAGTTGATACTTCAACTGGGAATGGATATAGGATTGCGGGTGGTGATTCTAATGTATCAATTCCTGGATATGGTGGAACAAATTATAGTGGCAATAATACTGGTAGCAACTCAACACACAATCATGGATTTTCTGGTTCTGGTACATTTAATGGAACATCATCAAACCCAACTGGTAGTGTGGCATCAACTTTAACTGGTAGTGCTTTAGACACTACAAACCCTTATGTAGCTTTAAATTATATAATTAAATATTAGGAAAAATTATGGGAATAGAAAATTACAATACAACTCCTGCTAATAATGGATCAGTTCTATCAACTGGCAGTCTTGTTGAAGGACAAGCACCTTCTACACTTAACGATGCTATGCGTCAAACTCTTGCAGACATGAGAGCATTTTATAATGATCCGCAGTGGATAGAATATGGAATTGGAAATGGATCAACTACCTACACAAGAGTTAATTCAACTACTGTCACTATTGGTGCTAATGTTATAAATGCTTACCATGTTGGAAGGAGAGTTAAAATAGTTGATGGTACTGCTACAACTATTTATGGAACAATTACTTCATCAACATTCAATTCACCAAACACAACTATTGTCATGTCATTCGATGGCGGAGCATCAATTGGATCAGGAACAATAACAAGTTTTAAAATTGGAGCAATATCATCTACAAACACCTCTGCACCTACTAATGTAGCATCTGGTGGAATTATTATGTGGACTGCAAGTTCTCTACCTGATGGATGGTTGTTAGCAGATGGCTCTCTTGTGAATAAAACAGACTATGCAACCTTATTTGGAATTTTAGGAAATAGTTTTGGAACTGCAACATCAACACAATTCTACTTGCCAAACCTAACTGATAAATTTGTTATTGGTAAAGGTTCTACATATTCAACTCTAGGTGGAACTGGTGGTAATTCGACTATTACCCCATCAGGTTCAAATTCTGCACCAACTTTCAGTGGGTCATCTTCTAGTGTTAGTGGTTCTGTATCTTTAAGTGGTTCAACTGCTAGTCACACATTAACAACATCAGAAATACCAAGTCATAGTCACTATTTATTTGCAGACCATTCAATGGAAGGAAATAACCAAGATTGGACTAGGGTTTCTGGCAATACATGGTCAGGTGGTGACGGACATTCAGCAGGTAAACAAAAATCGGCATCAGTTGAATATTATCAGGCATCTGGTTCTGATGATTTTAAATATCGTATTGGTTATGACACTAATAACGCAACACCATCATCACACCCATCTAGTCCAACTGGTAGTGGTTCTGGTCACTCTCACTCATTAAGTGGTAGTTTAAATCTAAGTGGTGGAACAGTCACACCATCAGGTACAGTATCAGCACCTACTTTCAGTGGTGCAAGTTCAAACATTATTAACCCTTATATAGCTTTAAGCTACATCATAAAAACATGAGTACAAAAAAGATATTGGATAAGTTAGAGAAGATTGAGGAAGATGTATCAGAGTTAAAAACGAGTCAAAGACTCATTGAACAAGATATTAATACTATAAAAACAAATCATCTAGCGCACACTGAAAAAAGTTTGCAGATGCTATGGAAATGGTCACTTGCCATTGGAACACTAATTATTCTTATGTTTGTAGATGAAACACAAACATTAATTACAAATTATCTAACAAAATAATTTAATTACATTTTGAAAACAACTGCTCAAAAGGGTTTATGGGCGGAACAAATTGCATTTGCACACTTCTGTTCTAAACCTAACACAATAGTCATGACTGCTTTAAATGGAATTGGACTATGTGATTTCTGTACCATTAACACTGAGACTGGCAGAGTACAAAAGTATGATGTGAAGTATGGTGGTAAAAGATTTCATCATGGAGACATGAGACTAATTCATAGAGTAGCAAGTGATAAACAAAAAAAACTAGGTATTAGACTTATCTATGTAATGGAAGATGGCTCTATAAAAATACCGCAACCTAAGAAGAAAAAAAATGAAAAATGATGATCTTATTATAATAGAAAACCCAATCTCATTTGTTGATGAATGGGATTACAAATACTTCTCAATGGATGAAGTCAAATGTAAAGAAACAAACATTCTTGGATATGATGAAAGGTTTATGGATAGCCTATCTACTCTAAGAGAACGATGTGGTTTCCCATTTGTCATTAGTTCGTTCTACCGATCACCTGAACATAGTATCGAAAAGGCAAAAGGTAATGGTGGTGGAGCGCACACCACTGGGAAGGCATGTGACATCGTTTGTGACAGAGAAAGAGCTTATATTTTGCTCAAAAATGCTATGGAAATGAATTTTATGGGCATTGGTATCAACCAGAAGGGAAACTCCAGATTCATCCATTTAGACATGATTACTGCGCAAGAGGGAGTTATGAGACCCACAATATGGAGTTATTAAGCACTGCATGGTATTTGTCTGCAATACTTATGTTTTCAGGTGTTGAACAACCAGTAGAACAACATTGGCAACATAAAATATTTGAAACTGAACAACAGTGCATGGAGTATGTTAAAGAAAATCAAATACCATTGACTGATAGCATTTTGCAACAATTCAGAAACTATGAAAAGAACTTGCTAAAAAACTTTAAATTTAATTGT